CTGGGTTAACCCATATTCCGTCGCGAGTTAAACGCATAACTTCTACGCTCTCGCTACTAGTAAGCGTAATGCTGTTCGGGGTCATCGCAGTTTCTCCTGTAAATGCTTCGCCCATTCTTCAGTCGTTCCGACCTGCCAGTAGCAGCCCTCGTCCACCACAAGTAACTGCCCCGAATCGGTCAGGCGCATACGCTCGTAAGTGTCCTCAGCCTTGCCGACATTGACTGCCATCATGCCGTCTGCGGCACAAGGCTTGGCTCTGTAACCTTTGCCTTCTGCCAATTTGATAACGTCGTCGCGGTTCATATAAGGTCATACCTCCGTAGTTGAGCAATCGTCCTAGCCATCCCTTCGAGATGGGCAAGACGGACATAATCCCTGTCGAGATCAGTATTCGATCTCCGATCAATCGCATCGTGGCACGCGCTACAAGCCCACGCGCCGAGTAAATCGTCAGCCTTAATTCCCATGCCACTTATCCCCGCCATGCGGATATGAGCAAGCACGGTCGTTTCATCGTTGTGATTACAGATATCAGGAAGTCGTACCATGCAGGGCTTTCCTTTCGCTATCTTTCGCAGATTCATAGCAACCTCAAAAACTCCGCGCCTAGTTCTCTCGTGTTCTCTGGGTCGTATTCAGACGGTACGGCGAGACTCCACGCCACATCGTAATCACGATACCCGTAGATAATTACTTGTCGACACTCCGGCATAATCGGTTTCGCGACGAATAACACCAAGCCTTGACCAAGTTGCTTTTTCCTTACCGCCGCCGTCTCTTTCGTTCGCAATCGCCTAACCTCGATATTCGTCCCTACGTCTGCCGTCTTGCGATACTTGTGATGCTCGCTACGATGCCAGACATGGCCCGACCAGAATCGATTGGCATACTTGGCTACGGCTAACTCGGCAATACAGGCAGCGACCTGTGCCGTCCTGTCATCCTCCATTCGCTCTCGGTTGTAATACGCCGCATCGCCTTTTTCCCAGTTCTCGATATACCGCCTCGCTCCAACGTGCGATGCCCATTCGTACTCCCAAGGTGAAAGGTCAATGATCGGTCGGGGCATATGTCGGCTCCGGTATCACTATTCCCATATTGGCGCAGCGTTGGCTGACTTGCTCTAGGTACTCCATGAATTCCGAGCGGGTCATCCGAGACGTTCGCTTTAACGGACGTAGACGCTTTCTGCCCATGCCTTCGAGCGTCTCCCATCCATACACCTCGCCCAAGAAGTATTCGTGCAGATCATCTGCCAACCATCCTCGCAGCATCTCGCCACCCGCCTCCAAGATCGCCGGATAAACGACACCCCAGAGGTATGCGTTCTGCTGATTCGTGCGAGGCTTTTTGAATTCCTCAACGGTCACTTGCCACGCCTTCGACTCGTCAATATCCCGCACAAGGACGGCCACCGCGCTAACGATGGCCTCCTTGCTTGTGCGTTTAGGGAATATGCGGCGCATTAAAACGGAATGTCGTCGTTAAAGTCAGGCTCGGCAGCAGGGGCCGCAGCACGTTTCGGCGCATCCTTCTTTGCCTCTACAGAGAGACTCAAGAATTTATCGCCTGTCTTTTTACTTTCCTTGATCCATGCAGAGAGGTTGTATTCCTCGCCGCCTACATTTAAGGAGCCGCGATACTGCGGTCGCTTCGGGTTTCCCTGCGGGTCATTCTTAAAGAGAACGCCGCGATTTGTATTGTCGTATTGCTTTTCCATTACTTGCTTTCCTTGGCTATGCGTAAATATGCTTTGATCGCTGACCGCTCTCTTGATGACAGAGCATCGCTGACTGCGATATAGAGGTCGTGATCTGTACTGATCCGTTCATGGACTGCGCGAACGGCTAGCGCGATCTCTTTTTCCTCTGCGTCGAGATCGAACGCTCTCTTAAAATCCTCGATGAACTGCTCCTTCTTTTTCTGATCGATGTTCTTGCCTAGTTCTCCTCGCGGGTCTACCGTGATGCTTCGCGGATCGCGTCCCTGTGCGGCTTCCGCATCATCATCGGTCTGATAGACCCCAACCAATGCAGCGAGGGCATAGCGACGGGCATACGAGATGCCGCTGCCCTGTGCCTGTGCCGAGTTGTCTTTGCAAAGGATAGGCATATACCCTCGAATCCACTCTCCGCTTTCATGCGCGAGAGTCGTGACGAGCATCGTGCCTTGCTTCGTAGGCTGTGTGGTCTGGATTACCGAAAGCCCGTTCGAGGTGAGTTGCTTACGGCAAGCCGACCAGACCGATTCTAGGTCTGCGTACTTGCTTTTGAAAAACGGATTAGCCGAATCTTTAACGGCTCCCGTTATACCCGCTTGCGCTTTGGCTAGAGCAGCCGCTAACGCACCAATCGTTTGTGATTGATTCATTTTGTTACTCCATTGACTTTGTTTAGCACTTCTTCGATCTCTCGCAACGTGACCTCTAGCGCAGCCGAGAGGCGTGGGTTCTGCCTCGCGTCAATCGTTAGACTCTCGTTTGCGGATTCTTTAAGACGCTGCATTCGCATCTCGAATTCGTATCTGGACTGCTCCTCGAGTTGCCGCCAGAAATCATCGTTGCGCATGGGTATCACCACATGAGTGACCGTCGCACGGCTCGACGGCTGCTGCGATAAGAAAGACCGCAACAATAGCGGCGATTAACGGCCATACGGGTCGGTTGCGTACTTATCGAGCCAACAATCTAGGTTAGCGATGAGTCCCGTCTTGCTAACGGCGGGTAGGTCATCGATCTTGACTTCAATTTCTACGCAGTCGCCGTCGATGCTTACGATAGTGATGCAGTCGAGCGAGTAGGTATAGGTATCCTCGCCCTCGCCTAGCACTTCAATATCGACAATCGCTTCGGCTTCTACGCCAAGTAGAGGAAATGCAATCACCGGTTCGGCTTTCATAGGTCACCTCTGCGGCGTTCGTGCCGCGCATCTTCGATGAACTCTTTTACGATCTCGACGCAGTTCTGATAGTCGGCGTTGCTCATCTCAAGCAAATTCGCTTTGATCTTGCATCGCACATAGTCGCGTTTGGTAATACTCGACGCTTCGGGGTAATACCCAAGAAGCCAGACCTCGGTGATGTCGATGACTTCCCAGTTATCCTCGGAGTCGTATTCGAAATCGATCTCGACTTCCCAAAGTGTGCCGAGCAAATAGAGCCTAACGTCTACGGTTGCCATGAGAGAGGGCGGCTTACGCCGCCACCTCGTAAGGCTTGCCCCATGCGCCGATATTGATATCGGTGTAGTAAGCGATGTCGAAGTAGTCGGTCATCGCATCGCTGCGGTTGTACCACCCCGCCGAGAGCAAAGCGTCGTGGGCCTCCTTGAGAAAGTCTCGCGCTACGCCTTCGTAGTGGTGATCGATCCAGAATACGTTGACGCTGCCCTCGGTCTTACCGAAGTCAATCGGGCCTTTCTTAAGGGTAAGAACGATTGCGCTATGGTGTCGCACCTTGAGGGTGCCTTTCATCTTGTACTTCGCCAGAACCGGCTTGAGGGCTTCGACGATCTTTGCTTTGCGTTCCTGATTCATATAAGCCATTTGTGTAACTCCTATCTGTGGAAGATGGCGGGTTTGCAGTCCCCGCCTCTATGATTAAAAGTTGTAGTCGTAAAATTTGCAGGGCTTGTCAGAAAGTGAGAAGCGGCGTCCGTCTCGATCTTTCCACCCTCTCTTGCCTAATCGAATAAGAACCGTCTGGCTATCTTCGCTGCGAGTAATGATCCACTTCTGTTGATCTTGATTGCGATAATTTGCGCAGAACCCACCAGGAACGATGTCCGGTTTCCAGGAAGGGTCACGCTCGGCGTTCATTGAGCGAATTTCTAAAGTCTTATCGCTGATTTTGCGAATAACTTCGTACGGGTTGATATCGCTGTAGCCTATGTGATTCGCGTATTGCATTGTCTTTCTCCTGTCTGTGGGTCGGGTTGTTCGTCCCCGATATGTGAACTATAATTAAGCCCGAAACAAAAGTATACACCCCAAGGAGAGAAAGTTGACCCCTAACGAGGCAGTAGCCCTTTTCGGCTCCCAGAACAAGATGGCAAAGGCTTTCAACGTGACCCCTCCGGCGATCCTCCGGTGGCGTAAACAGGGCTATTTCCCTAGGGGACGGGAGTACCAACTACCCGCTGCCCTAGAAGCCCACAGGAAGGCTTATGGGGCCACCCCTAGCCTCGGGGAAGGGCAGGGACAGGGTGGCTAGGAATCGCCCAGAACGGCCCAGAAAGCAAAACCCCGACCTTTTGAGGGGCCGGGGCTTTACTCCGCTGCAGAAGGGCGGTATGATCCCCACGGGGATAGGGATTGGCATAGGGTAGCATTTCTGCTTTACCCGTCAATCCCCCTCCCATTTCTCCCTCACCATGGAGCCTAAAATCTGGTGCCGACGGGGTAAGTTCGCATCGGTGACCATGGCGAACAGGGCTAAAGACCGCATCCATACGGGCATGAGGTTAGCCTTTCCTACCTTCCCAAGTCTGGGGGGGTAGGGGGGGCATTCCCGATCCTCCGAGCATATAGGGAATAAGACATGACAAAGACTAAACAGGATGGGTTAAGGGTTGCTAGATGTAGTAAGTATGTCAGGGCAATGACCGGATCAGCAACACCTAAAGGGAAAAGCCCTATAAAACTTGCTTATCGATTACTCGCTGAACAAGTTACAAACAAGCGCGGCCAAGAATCGATTGCAAAATTTCTAGACGACAATGCACGAGCAATGCAAGACGTTATCAATCGGGCCATTCTGCCTCGCAAAACAAAAAAATCAGCGACCGATTTTTTATTGACTTATGAATGGCGCAAGTTGCGAATGCAAGTAATTAGTCACTACGGGGCGAGATGTATGTGCTGCGGCGCATCACCAAAAACCGGAGCAGTTATCAATGTCGATCACATCAAGCCTAGAAAACTTTTTCCCAATTTGGCTTTAGATTTTGATAACTTGCAGATTCTTTGCTCAATTTGTAATCATGGGAAAGGTAACTGGGACATGACAGATTGGAGGCCAACACGACAAACGACCTAATCCGTCTACACTACGCAGAATCCACCAAAGGGCATACGGACTGTATATACACTTTAACTGTAGATATTCACATATACGGGGAATTACATGACACAGACAGAAGCATTCGAATCCGCACTCTGGTTAGCAATCACCGCTGACTCACAAGAAAAAAGCGATCTCGCTTTACAACTCGCGAATGATATTGGCTACGGAATGACGAAGGAAGAAATTAGGATCGTCAAGAAAAGAATCGAAAGCCGGATTGATTTACTGCCGTTTGTCGATCAATGCGCATACGAACCTTGTTCGAAATATTTTTTAAGGCAATCAACCCGAGCAGGTCGCCCGACCACTACTTGCAGCCCAGAACACAAAAAGAACCACATGAGGGTTTTAGCGAAACTTCGGAAGCGAGATCAGAGAGCGAAAATTAAAGCAAGCGGGGTTTTATCATGAGCATTGAGCATATCGAGGGCTTGGACAAAGATGCTTGGGAACGATGGGTCGCTTATCGCAAAGCAATCCGCAAGCCTCTGAAAGACGTATCACTCCACGCCGCTGCACTAAAACTTTCGAAATATGGCGCAGATCAAGCGGAGGTGGTGAACCAGTCGGTTTCTAACCAATGGCAAGGACTATTCGAACTGAGAAAAGGCAAGACCGACCCGACGGAGCCGAAACAGAAAACCGACAAACAGAAAGCCGCCGATCAGCAGATATTTGAAATCAACGAAGGCAAGAGTCAGAAATACTGGGATAGCGTCGAAGGCAACCCGATTAGTATGCTGCGACTCTGCGATGCGCTGCTCGCTCGCTATACCCAACGAGCCGGTGACCCTGACATCCCCGAGAGAATTCAATGGCTGAAAGGTCGCGTAGGGGATTTCATTAGACAGGCTGACCCGAAAGAGGTTCTCGGTGACCCACATATTAAATCAATGGTCTGGCACCTCTTCGGCGAGCGAGGCATCGCTAGGTTATCCGGAGGAGGGGCCACCCCTCAAACAGTCTAATAGGATATGGTGGCGCATATTTCTCGGACGACTTATCAATACGGCTCGGGCCGATGACTGGCAACCCGATCCCTGCTATACGATTAGCCTAGACTATGCGCCACGCCGCCCGACGCGATCTAAACGACAGCGAGATTACGAAAGCCGTGAAAGCCGCCGGATTCTCCGTGATCGACTACACCAAAGCCGGAATCGGAATACCCGACAAACTCGCTTTAAGGCTATTACCGCAACCCGCCGAGTACGACGGCCCTAACTATTTCGTCTGTTGGCTAGAGATCAAGAGCAAGAACGGCAAACTCTCGGAGACTCAGCAGTTAGCGAAGAACGTCTGGGAACCTCGCGGGGAGTGGATCGAGGCTCGGGAGCCAGAACAAACCGTTAGGGATTTGGTCGAGCGGTACGAGTTAAAGATCAAGCAGGAGTATATGCGGTGATCGAATGGACTCGAGTGAGGCTAGGCCAATGGGGTAAGTGGTGCCGTGGGCGTAACGTCTCTGGTTATCCTTCGGCCTCTGCTTTCTTCTGGGCGAACATGGGAGCAAGAGCCTCACATTCTGGGGCTGACGCACCGAACGACATAGCCGAGATCGACGCAGCCGTGGCTAAGATCGGGCAACCCTTACGTCAGGTCTTGGTCGCTTACTACTGCACGACAGGGCCGCTATGGTTCAAGGCAGGGCGGCTCTATATGTCTCGCCGAACCCTAATGCGTCGACTACGCACGGCAGAAGAAAAGGTGCATTTCTATCTGTTAGTTGACGCTGCCCCGAAATAATGCTATACGCTTGCATAATTGGGGGCTATGCACCTCACAGTTTACGCCTCGACCGGCACACATCCACATGACTACTTGGTACTAAGAGCCGACCACCGAGGCACCTATGCAACTCGACGTTCGCACAGACCTACGGCAAGCCGAAGCATTCTTGATAGGATTGCGCAAGGATCAAGTGCCATTCGCCACGGCTTACGCCTTAACGCAGACGGCAAAGCAAGCGCAGGAAAATATCCGTCAGGAGATGAGACGGGTATTTGATAGACCTAAACCCTATACGCTGAACGGCACATTCGTTATACCGGCTCGTAAGAACCAACTTTATGCGGTGGTTAAACTCAAGGACGGATACGCAGGGCTAAACAATCAAGAAGGTGCGAGAGGCACACCAGACCTTTACCTTAAAGCCCAGACTAAAGGTGGCGAGCGAAAGCCTAAAGCATTCGAAAAGTTACTGATTAACCGAGGGCTAATGCCTCCCGGGATGTACGCCGTACCCACTAGCGCGGCCCCTAAAGACCCATTCGGTAACGTAAGCGCCGGATACTTTAACAGGATCATGTCGCAATTAAGGATAGCAACCGATCCTCTATCTAACGCAACACCGGCCTCGAAGAAGCGACGACGCACCCGCACCTCGGGATACTTCGTTGCCTACCCGGGCAGGACGCAGACCAAGCACCTGACCCCGGGCATATACGAACGTATCGGTACAGGGTTCGGTAGTAGTATTCGACCGATCTTCATTTATACCGATCAGGCTCCGACCTATCGCAGACGGCTAGACTTTGATGGCATCGTCCGCAAAGCAGTCGAATCACATCTACGATGGAACTTCGAACAAGCCTTCAAACTGGCAGAAAGGACCGCTCGCTGACTTCGCGGGTCCTCCCACAAGAGTGTACGATGGGGGTAGTTCGGAC